CGACTTCTTCGATATCAATATCTTCGATATACTCTTCGAGTTCTTCCTCGACGGTGTTATTTTCGACTAAAGATTCTCCAGCGAGAATTCTTCGTGCGGTTTCAATTGGATCTAAATGTTCCATCTTAGTGTCTCTCCTTTAAGATTGTGGCTAAAGTCTCTTTATTTATAAATTCACAGTTTTGAGATAAAGTCCGTCCATATCTCAAGTTTCTTTTCTTCAAGATCTGCTTTCGAAGCAGTCTCTATCTCTTTTTCATATTCTGCAATATGTTTTTCTTTGAGAATACCATTATCCCAAATCCACTCTCTACCTTCCATGATTCCTTCGACGAAGGCGTTTGGAGCAGACGGATCAGCGACAATATCAACAGCGGCTAACATGAAATCTCCTTGGACTTCATTTTCACCACTCTTATTTGTTTTCAATGAACCCATACCACGTGAAGAAACACCTAACTTAGCGCCTTCGTCGATTAGGTTCTTTGCAATCTTACCCATTGGAGTTTCCATAATTTTCGCTTTACCATAAACGTTATCTCCGTCAGGACGAAGTTCTTTTATGATGTGCGAAACTCTGTCGAGATTTACGGTCGGTCCTTGTGGGTGGTTGAGTTCTCCCATTGCACGATTTTTACTAACGTATTCTTTGTTATATCGAGCAACTTCATTCATGAGTGTGTCTTTTGGATACACTCGTCCGTTTCTATTTTTGAGATTTGATTGCATAAAAACACCTTCAATGAAGTGTTCTTTACCTTTACCCTCACCGAGAGATTCGGTTACAATCTGAATATCTTCTGTCATTTCGGTGATGAGTTTCATGCGGGTCTAACTCCTCGTTCGCGTTGTTTTGATTCTCGTTCCCTTTGTTTTTCTTTACGGGCTCTCTCCGCTTCTCTCGTATCTCTTTCTTTATCTTGATAATAACGAGCCTTTACACGAGATTGTTGTTCAGGAGAAGATCCTTTAAATTCTGTGTCACGAACACCGTACATTTTCTTTCCACCACGTTGCATACCAGCAGACCTAGCACCAACTTGCTCATCTTGTTTTACGGCTTTTGAAACGACCTTACGTCTATTCTTCAGATACTTATCACTACTATCGGTATCACCATCGTTATCGACATCATCATCCTCTGCACCAACTGGGTCCATACCTTCACCATCGTCATCCTTATCGGTGACAGGTGCTTTCTTTGGTTTCTTTTGCTCACCAAAAATGGTCGGAGCAATCTCATCATACTTTTTCGAAACAAGTTCACTCAACTTCGCTTGAAGTAAATTAACTGTCATTTGTCTTGCTTCTGTAGCGTCACCGTCTACAATTTTATCTAAGATGTCTTTTGATAACATATCTTCTCCCTTTTTCTATTATATTTAGAAAAAAAAACTATTCTTCTTCTGGTTCTGTTTCATTTTGTTTTAAAACACTTGAAGTAACATCAACATGTTTTTGTGCTAATTTATCAGCAATGCGATCATTGATTTCAGCCTCAAAAGCATTTTTGAATTCATCTTCGTTTTTGATTAAACTATATTGCAACATGTTTCGAATATTATCGTTCATCTGGTTCCTCCTCATCATCACCACCGATAATGCCTGCATCTGTCTCAGACTTCATCTGCTTATCCATATCTTTAATTTCTTCATCGGTTTGCTTGAGAACGTTCTTTCTCACCCATTCAACAGAGTAGTATTTACCAACAACATCATCCATATCACGAAGAATTTCCATTCTTTCTTTCAACATTTCTGTTTCTTTCAGTTCATGGAAGTAAGACTCTGTTTTGAATTTGAAACTAATATCTTGTGAGATAGAATCCCAATCCTCTTTCTTCATCACACCTCTAAGAATAAGTTGTGTTCGTAGAGTTTGTAATAATAAGTCTGCGAATCGATTACGAAGTCGATCAATGAATCTAAAGAACTTAACCTCGTCTCTAGTGATCTCAGCGGATCGACCCATATTGAAACCGTTTTCAGCATCAAGTCTTGATGGTGGAACGTTTAATGCACGATACAACTTTCGCATGAAGTATTCGACATCCTCCATTTCACCTAAGTTTTGACCACCATCCAACGAAGTGATCTCAGTACCGCGACCTCCCTCTCTTCGTGGTAACCAATAATCTTCCAGTATGGATGAATGTCTACGATCATCACGCATTTCGCCTGTGCTTTGGTCGTAAGTAATCTTATTACGATACCGAGTCATCTGACTTCTCATATATTGTTCGGCTTTATCTTTTGGTAAGTTACCGACATCAATATAGAAAACTCTTCGCTCAGGCGCTCTCGACATTCTGTAGATGACTACAGAATCTTCGATTTGTCGAAGCATGTTAAGAGGACGAATTGCTTTGCTGAGATAACCAACAACTTGTTTAGATCCGTACTCTATAAGTCCTGAATGACAGTAAATGATAGAGTCGGGTGCAATCTTCAATCCTGTTTGCGGTGTGGGTGTGAGAGAGTTTTTATCTGTTTCTTTGTAGATGTAAAATTCTTCAACGTCCTTAATGACAGGAAATGATCCACCATTTTTTTCAACTGTGTCCTTCTCAACTTTTCTTACTTTGTTAATCTTGAGAGGATCAATAGATCTTAATTCTTTGATACCAGCCTTTGGATTTTTATCATCAATGATAATATGGTAGTATAATTTACTATCCACATACCATCTTCGAAATAAATCATAAGCCTTATTATTAAAGTCATACAGACCTAATACTGTTTCAAATTCTTCTTGAATTTTGTTCTTGATATTGTCTGATAGTTTCACATGTTCAAGTAAGAGTTCGACAGGTCTTTTCGATTCATCCATCACAAGTGCATCATTTACGATGTCTGTAATTGCAATGTCAACCTCTGGATACATCGCCATCGCTCTGTATCTTTGTATGAGATCAACCTCGTTTTTTACTTGCTCATCAAAGTTGACATAGTGACCAAAAATACCACCTGCTTCAACATTGATTGTACCATCATACGAATCGGGGGCGACGAAGGATAAACCTTCACCGCCCTCGGTGTTCGAGTCTATAGGTTTGGGGGCTTCTCTACCTTTTCTACCGATAGAGAAACCGAATAAGTCAATAGGCATTATATAAATCCTTCAATTAGTTGTCGGTCTTCTTAGAAGTCCAGTAATCGTATTGTAGAGTTACTGTAAATTCTGCGAAGGTATCGACAGTTTCATAATTAAATTCGAGTGATCCTACTTCGGTTGGGAAGCAGTTAAAGAGTTCAATTCCTTGACCACCTGAAACTGAGTCGTCCTGCTGAAGTGCTTCAATCTGCCACGTTGGGAATAATGAGTCCGTAACACTGTCTCCAGTGATTGCAACGTGTCTATTGAGTGAGTTCATCCAACCAATAAAGTCTTCTCTAATATTATTCTTCTCATCTTGCAAGACAGTCAATGACCACTCAGCAAACGTTCTATCGCCAGGTCTTTTGATTTTACGACCCTTAAACGGAACTTCGATGAATCCAATTGTTGAAGCAGGATATTGACCAGACTTAATGAAGAAAACTCTTTCTTGCTCACTTGTGTTTGCATTTGGAATATTTCCAGTGATCTTGAAAAGTGTAGATCTCTGTCCTTGTCCGAACGCTTGTGAAAACTGGTTAATTGTATCAGGCATTTACTCTTCCTTTCTCTATATTTATAAGAGTTTTTAACATTAACTTACACTTTCACTAAACGTTGCATCTGCTCTCAACACACTGAAGTTGAGATTTATAAAGTTGATTGATTGAGCAGGCTTGATAAAGATGTCTGCGACGAATTGATTTGCACCAATAACATCAGAAGTATTATTTGTTTCATCACACACAACGCGGAAGTCAGTAATTCCTCGTTCAGATTGAATTCTTCTCAAGAATGGTTCAATCGATGCTCTGAAGGATCTGCGAGTAAAGTCATCGTTAAATTCGAATAACTGGAATTTCGCAGCAGTTGAGATTGCTTTTTCAAGCGTGATCAACAGTCTACGAACGTTAATCCTATCCAGCGATGAAGATCTACGTTGCAGAGTTTTGTCTCCGAAGAGAACCGCACCTTCGCCTGGGAAGGACACAACTGGGTTGATACCCACTGCATACAATTCATCTCTTTCACTCTTAGTTGGATTGATCGCTAACTTAACCACACCTTGCACTCTACCTCGGTTGAAACCTGCGGGAGAGAAGAATGGTGCAATCGTATCCTCTGTTCGAGCGACAATACCAGCAGTATCAGCGTTCAATGGAACCCATCTGAACCTATCATTATAGGAGTCAAACATTTGTTTCCAACCAGTATCCATAACTGCGTAGTTAGAGTTAAATCCTTGATCGTTACGATACTTGATTATGTTCGCAGCACCAGAGAAACCACCCAATTCGCTTTGGTATGCGATATCGTTATATTCCGATCCAGAAGGGGAGGACGGTGGTGAGATGAACACAACACAGTCTTTTCTCTGTTCAGCGATATCAACGAGTTTCTTGGAGATTCTGCTTTCAGCAGCACCACCAATGATGATGTCAATGTCGATTTCATCAGCGTTGCTGAAGTGTTTGGTATACGCTGCTTGAATCGCAAATGTGTGAGGGTTATCACCAGCGACCACCAGCGAATTAGAACCAACACCATCATAAGGAAGTGTGACTCCAGCCTCCGCACCACCAGCGAGTCTCGCGTTGTATGCTTGATATCTTGGTCTACCATTGCGTGGATTCACATCATCTTCGGCTGCTGTTACACCAAGTGGACCGTAAACAAACGGAGATGTAGGTGTCCAGAGTGGGTCACCACCACTTGCTCCACCAAACGGCTTCGCTGCGTTAAAGAGAGATCTATGAACACTCTCTTCGATCTCCACGAAATTGGAGTTTGCGTTGATGTAATCTTTATAGTAAATGCTTCGTCCTGTTGAGTCGTACACCCCTCTCCAAAGAGAAAGACCTTCGAATTTTTCAAGAACAGAACCAGTTACACCAAAGGTTTCGTTGTATGATCCTAATTGATCAACAACGGCGAAGTGTACTTCATCTTGTGTAATACCACTAAGAATACCATTTGAAACTGACTCAAAAACTTTGTCAGTCGAAGTAGGAACATATGAGAACAAGTTTTCTTTTACTTGCGTGTCAAACTGAGGAATACCTAAGTTTACACCCACACCACCACTTGTTCCAACGCTGTCTGCGTTCAGGTTTGATTCAAAAGGATCATTTCCTGCGGGAAAGAATACAATTCTCAATCCATTACCTAAAACGCCTGGTTCTTTCGAACGAAGGAAAGCCCTGTCAGCACCAGCAACTAAACCACCAGCGGAAACACCACCAACATAAACCTGTCCCGTAGCAATATTTGCAGCGGTCAGACCTGCTTGTGCTGATGAATAAAATGTTCCGTCATTTTCATTTACTCGAACAACCTTAAGTTTATCACTATAATTCAAGAAGTTTGCAGCAACAAACCAGTCAACACCACGTTCGCCTGGGTTTGGTTTACCGAAAATTTCTGTTAATTCTTTTTCGCTCGCTATATCTACAACAACATCGACTGGTCCCTTGTCAAACCTACCAACAAAAGCGGCTGTGGTAGTGGATGTCGCAGGGATGATCGAACTGAGATCTCTTTCCGTGATTGTAACAGATGGGCTGATGCTAAATGGCATTTTCTTCTCCTTTTAAGACTTCATCAATAGAACACTTCCTGATATTTATAGTTTTACTGATTTGAGAAGTTAAAACCACCTGTCTTGTCCGTCATATTCTCCAATCTCTATGCTATCTCCATTATCGAAAAAACCATCTGGTAATAATTCATCTTCAATCTGTTTTATCTGGTCACCATATATTTCTTTACGCACATCGGTGTTCATCATTTCTTTAAAATAATCTTGTCGTGTTAACCATGCGAATAAAACAAGACACATCACTAAATCATCAGTATGTCCATCATCTGCTTCAAATGATTGTCTTTTTGCGATAAATGTTGTCAACTCGTTTATGGTGTCAATGTCTTCAACAATAATTTTGTCTTCCTCAACAAGACTTT